CACCTACTGGACCAGGAGGCGCACCCTGCTGATCGCGATTGCCGGCAAACGGCGCTGGCTGGCCGCCAAGGCCGGCGCCACCTTGCGGGCCGCCGCTCATGATCTGCGGCGGCGACGTTCCCGGCTTGTACGGGAAGATCGAGCCGCCGCCCGTGCTCGGGTGCTCGCCCGTGATGCCGCTGGGGCCGGTCGCTGCATTCGGCGCCATCGGCGTGAATGTCTGCGGCGGATTGCCTTGGCCACCTTGCGGCGCCGGCTGGCCGCCGAGAACTGCCTGATTGCCGGCTGCGTTCCCCTGCTGCAAGCCCATTTGGAAATATGGCTGCGCGGCTTCAGGGCCGCCGATCGCCAGCAAGCGGGTTGCCATTGCATTGTAATCGGGATTTCCCTGCTGATCGGTAGGAAACCCGTCCTTGAACGCCGTCTGCAGGGCGCGCTTGACGCCGTACTGCTGGCCCTCCTGATACGAAGTCGGGAGCGACGCGATCTGTGAGCCGAGGTCGAATTTCGGCAGCGAATAGCTGGCGCCTTCCGGTCCTTTCACCGTCAGATAGTCTTGGGGACCGGCCATCGATCAGTCCTTTACGCCGCAGCAATTTTGGCGGCGGCATTGGCGCCGCCGAGGAGCGTATTCCACAAGTTGCCGGACGCGGTGTATTGAGCGAGGTCCGCGTTGGCCTGGGCGTTGCCGATTCCCGTGGCGGCGCCGTAGGCCGCATTGCCCTGGCCCTGCAGGCTCTGGTTCAGTTGACTGCCGGTGCCCTGATTGAGGGCGGCAAGGAGCTGTCCGACATTGACGTTGCTGCCGGCGAGGCCCGAGGCCGTGCCGAGGTTCGCGCCGCCAATGCCGGAGGCGATGTTCTGGTTGAGACCGCTGACCTGGTTGCCGTAATTCTGGTAGGCGCCGGCAGTTCCTTGCGCCGCCGCATTCGAAGAACCGATGAACGGCTGCAGGTTTTGCAGATATTGCTGCCAGCCCTGATTGGCGATGCCGGAAGCCTGTTGCAAGGTGTCGACATTCGTCGCACCCGAATTGGCCTGTCCCGTCGCCTGCTGATTGCGCAGCAGGTTCTGCATCATCTGGTCCATTTGAAATTGATAGCCGGGGCCGGCTTGGAAATTCTGCACGGCTTGAGCGTTGCCGGCCGGACCATTGACGCCGAGCGCATTGGCATAGGCGTTCTGCCCGGCCTGACCAGTCTGTAGGTTGGGCTGGTATGCTCCCACTGATCCGGCGAGCGCTCCCCCCAGCGCGCCGGTACCGGCGCCGAGCGCCTGTCCATAGGCGCCGGTGGCACCGGTCAGGCCTGAACCATAAGCATTCGTCGCGTTGCCCAGCGCGGTATTCAGCGCGCCGGTGCCGGTGCCGAGCGCGCCCGTGAGCGCATCCCGGCCCTGGCTGAAAAACGGCGCGAGATCGCCGTAGCCCTTCTGGATGCCGGCCTGTTGCGCATCCGCAGCGTTCTGCGCGTCCTGCCCGCTAAAGTAGTCGAAGAGGCCGATGACACGTACTCCTATACTAGCCGTACCTGCACGGCGTTGCCGACCCTGTAGAGGCCTCCGATTGGCACCCCGGCCGCAGCGGCGGCGGCGTCATTGGCCGCGCTCACGAGCGGCCCCGGTGCCGCGATGAAGCGATTAACGTAATCGAGCCAGGCGCCGAATTCGGTGGTCGGGACACCATCCGTATGCACGACCGGCACCCCGGCCGGACCGAGCGGCTTTGCTCCTGCTGTCATGGCGGCGGCTCCAGCGGATTGGTGGACATCGTGCCGCCGAGAAATCCATCGTAGACCGGATCGCTGCAATCGACCCGCCAGCGCACGCCCTGGATGCCCGACATGCCGCGCGACTTCACCGAGGCGCGCACGCCCTTGACGTGTTGCTGCGTCCCGATCTGGCGGATTGCGGGGTAATCCCAGGTGATGCCGCCGTCCTTCGAGCACGATATGGCGCACACCGGGGCGACCATGTTATGCGGCGCCGTGACATCGGTAACCGTGCCGCCAAAGGTGAAGGCATTGGCCCACAGCGAGCCTTGCAGATCGATGTGCGTCGGGTCGACGATGGTTGCCACCCACGTTCCATTGGCTTCGGTCGTGCCATGGACGCCGGCGACATTGACCTGATCGTTGTTTGTCATCCCCGCTGTCGAGATGACCTGCAGCCGGACCAGATGCGAGGGCGAGGCCGCCGTCCCGACCACGTTGGTAACGAAACTGGCGACATTCTCGCCGACGCCGAACACGAAATTGAAATCCGCGCGCGCGATCCTGGTCTGGCCGGGGAATGCACTTACTGGTCCGCTCTCGATCCGCGAGCGTAGCGGTGCTCCGTCCTCGGTGAAGTTCTGGCTGTCGGCGAAGATCAGGTTTCCCGACTGCGTATCGCCCATAAGCCATTTGCCGAAGGCGTTGTGACCGCCGACGCCGCGCCACGGGCCGTAAAGCCCGGTCAAGGCATTGAGGCTCTGCCGCTCGTTCCACTTCTGCGTCGAGAGGTTGAACTGCCAGGTCCATGTCGAGGAGGTGAGCGTCCAGAATTTACGACCCGCCGAGATATGGACGCCGGCCTTGATCGTGTCGTTGGTTTTGACCGCGAACTCGATCAGCGTGTTGAGCGCCGGCGGCGAGATCGCCGGTCCCGGTTGCAGCGTGTTGTACGGCAGGCGATAGACGTTGAAATCCTGCGCCACCCAGATCAGATCGTCGAAGCCGGTTTCCCATCCCGCGATTGCGCTCTGCTGCACCAGCCCATAGGCCAGCGTCATGAATTTTGTATAGGGATAGGCTGGTGTCGGGGCTGCCGTGTCCTGCCAGACCTCGCAGCCGCCCGTGGTGAAAAAGTACATCATGCCGTTGAAGGCAATGCCGCGGAGCAGGACGACATCTGACTTCGACTGCAGTTTGACGAACGTGAGCGCGTTCTGCGTCAGTGCATTGATCCCGGAGGCGAACACCCGGCCGTCCGCGATCGTGAAGTGAAAGACGCCATCCTGGAACGCCACGCTGTTAGGCTGCGGCAGCACGCCGCCGCCGTTGTAGGAGACGGGCGCCGCCCCACCGGTCGACGTGAACGCCCCATCTCCCGGACTAACGATCACGACATCGACGGTGACGGCCAGATCGCGCGCGATGCTGATAGGAGCCGTCCCCGGTATGCTGCCGAGCGAGGTCACGCCGCCGCCGGCGTCGACCGTCGATAGGTTGTTGTTCCACACCTCATAGGACAGATTGTTGACGATCAGACCACCGCGGTAACCGGTCTGGGACGTGACGGCGTGGCGTGTCAGCCCAGGCGATCGTCGCCAGACCTGGGCCGATGGTCCGGTAGGGTGCTGCGCCTCGCCCAGGGCTTCTGCGTATCGATTGATGATCCTCCCGGCCGATTCCTGCGTGTTGTCGCCGGGATGCAGGTTCGATCCTGGGAACGAGCTCAACGGCCATGGGATCGGGATGTACGGGCTATTCGGCATCAGAAATAGTCAACCTTGAGCGGTTCTAGGGTCGGCTTGAGCCTGGTCATTTGCTTGAGCGACTTCGCGGCGGCGCCGCCGCCGATCTCGACCGTCACGCCGTCTCCGAGCCCAGCATTCATCATGTCGGTGCGGTCCTGCCCGGTGTAGCTGAACTTCTGGCATACCTCGCCGGCGATGATGGAGGCGAGATCGAGGAACCACGCGCCCGGAACGGAACTGGTATCGTAGCTCGACAGCGTGATGATCTCCAGGCCGGCGAGCTTGCGCAGGATGCCGTCATAGGCCGAGAAGACGTAATTGTAGTCCTCTGGGTCGGTAGGCTGGCCGGCCGACTTCACGCCCAGTTTCGCCAGCGCCTCGTCAATCAGGTCATTGACTGTGCGGTACTGGCCGGCGTAGGGAGCCATTACATATCCCCGCCGTCATTGCTGGCGTGCTTGATGCCGAGATTGCTGTTCATCTGCTCGACCTTCATGTCGAAGAACGGCCGCAGCATCGCAATATCCTCCTCGCCGACGCCGATCCGCTCGCGCAGCAATTTCTCGTCGTCCCAGCGATTGATCATTTCCCGCGGGGTCTGCTCGTCGCTGCCATCGGTCCCCGCCGCCGCGAACCAGGCTTGCGCCCAGGAACGGTATTCCTCCGCGGTTTGCGGCTTGCGGCCATGCGCGATTGGTTTCACGAACCGTGGGAAGCCTTCGACCTCGAAAAACGGATTGTCCTTCAGCCGATCCGGCATGAAGGTGAGTGTCCTCACGGTGCGCGTGGTATGGGTTCCGTCTGCCGCGACATGGTGTTGGGGCATGTCGTCCTCGAAGTAATGCCGCTTGTTTTTCCGCGACATCACGACGGGCTTGTTGGCGACAAAAAGAATGCCATTCACGGTCGCCTGCGCCTTGTCCTCGGGGCCGGGATGGAACGTGACCTTGAGTTCAGCTTTCGGCTCCGATTTCTCGGCGGTCTTGGCGCGGGTCAGTTCTGCGGTGCTGTTCATTTCTCACCTATGGGACGACTGCTGACCGCCATCCGCTGCTGCTCCCCGCGAGATTGTTCGGGACGCGCACGAAAATGGCGGATTGCCCTGCTGGAACGGCGAGCACCTGATTGACGGTGCCGTTGTTGAACTCGCCCACCGCCGGGAAGGCGTTGATCGAGTTGGGGCCGTCATTGATGACCCACACCATGGGTCCGGCATCACCGGAGAGCACGCTCTTGAGGATGACGCTGGTTCCGGCGCCACCGCGCAGCACGCGGATGCCTTCTCCGAGTATCGATGTAGCGCCGGCTTGCACGGTCACGCCGGTGGCGCCGCCGGCGGTCTGATTGTCGTCGAGCACCGTACCGGCGAGCGAAAGGCTATTCAGCACAGCGTTATTGGCTAGGCTCATGGATTTATCCTTTCATAAGGAAGGGGCGGGAGATCCCGCCCCGTTGCCCTCAGCATCCGGGAGCGGTGGCGCCGAGTGCGACCGGCCCGCATAGTCCGTCATTGGGAGCGGCGTATTCCAGCACGATGGCGGCGGCTCCAGCCGTTGCGGGCGAGGCGCCCGTGTACGCGAGATTTGCCCAGATATCGAAGCCGCCATTGCTCCCGGTCTGGGCAATGCTGTTGCCGGTCGATTGCACACCGAGGCCGGTCGCCGTGACGATGGTCAATTGCGTGACCCCGGCGGCGCCGTGCGTCGAGGTGCCAGCCACGAGCAATGCACCCGTGCCGGAAGCCGTGCTCAATGCAACGGTGTCGGTGGTGGTGGAGTTGAACGAGGTGAATACCTCGAGGACGCCGCGCAGGATCCATGAATTGTATGGAACTGCGCCGACTTTATAGGAGCAGTTGCCGGCCGCGGCAGGGAGTGGGCAGGAATTGAAGTTGACCGGGAACCGCATGTAGTGGACTTGCTGGGTCGGGAATATGCGCGGCGAGAACACGGGTTGAGCCGCGACATAGAGCCCAGATCCGACGACAAGCAGAGCAAGAGCGAGGCCGGCAAGTAATCCGCCGCTCACCCGCGAGATCAAGTTCTTCATGGGATTGGCTTTCGTTGATGTGGATGGAACGGCGGAACCGACGCTGCCGTCTCCTGACGAGCAGCAGCGCCGGGCCGATAGAACCGCGAGGGCAGCCGCGGCTCTTATGTGTCATTCGCCGAGGCGAAATACCCGTAGAAGATGCCCCAGCTCTTGTAGTTTCCGGCCGGGTTCGCCTTGGCGATGGTCTTGAGGCCATAGGCCATTTCGACGCCGACGCCGCGGAAGAACTGGTAGTCGTCCTCTTTCAAGAACGTCGGGCGAGGCATTCTGCCCCA